TATTTACTCATAAACCGATAAGTTAAAAGAACAATAAGTACTACCCAGAGAGTAAAAACTAAAGATACTTTCATTGGTAAAGGGGAAAGAAATAAATCTGATTAACTTATTCAGTAGTCTGCTTTAGTTTGGTTGTAGTAATTTGATATTTCTGTTGCCGTCCAAGTTCTATTCTCTCATATTACATTACTATGTATTACTTGTGTTCCACTTCTTCAGAGCATAATTCAAGTGTGTTCAGAATAATATCAAGAACTTCCTATTGTATATTTTACTCCATCTATATATCAGCATACTTCAGTATCTGACACAGTTAGTGCTAATAAATGCCAAGCTCAAGTAGATAGTGTTGCACTTGTAGTATTATACTGTTTTGATGAATTATATACTAAGAACAGATTATTTCATCTTCCACTAGTATAATAGGAATAACAAGTATTTCCATTTGGCATAAGAAGTATTTGAGTATAATTACCTGTTCCAGATGAAACAACATAAACCCAAGATAGCATAGTCTTTAAGTTATCTTGAATAGTTGTACTAGCATTTATATTGTTCCAAGTTCCATCACTACTTCAAGCACATAAGTATCATATAGTCTGCTTTGTATAAGTTCATCAGCTTAGAGTTGTGTTTCAGATGCTATCATTTGCATCATCTTTGAATGGATAATAGAATAGAGTATTAGCTCAAGGTGTCCATCAACCTCATCAACCATCTGGTCGTAGTTTCCTACTACCACAGTATATTCCTGTAGCTGTACTTATCTCACTATTTCATATAGATATTCACATAGGTTATTAAGTAAGAAATAAATCTGATTAACTTATTCAGTAGTTTCATTTAGTTTGGTTGTAGTAATTTGATATTTCTGTTGCCGTTCGTATTCTATTCTCAAATATTAACTGTGATAGCTTACCAGTCCAAGCTCATCCATCATATCAGTGGTCATATCACATATAGAAAGCATTACTACTTAATCAAGAATATGTTGTTTCTCATTGATATTGTCCATCAAGATATAGATAGATTTTTGAGGCATCTCTCATTCATACTACATTATGCCATCAAATTCTTGGAGTGCTGGATGTTGTACTAACTGAATATGTTGTAGCATAACCGCTTCATCCACTTTGCAGTAGATAGGTGTGGTATAAACTATCATGGTATGAGTTAGATTTCAGAGAAAATCAGAAGTTCTGTGTGGTATGCTGTCATAAGAATGATATATTCTTATTAAAGTCAGCAGCACCTGCTTCTTGGTAAAACCAGACATTTACTGTTATTGTTCAAGATGATACCAATGCTACAGGCATAGTAGTAGAATTTCAGCTATAATTAGCCACTCCATCAGTAAATGAGTTAGGGTTTCAGCTTCAGTTATTATTGTTTCCTGAATAATCTAAAACATCTTCTTTTAAAGGATAATAAGCAATAGTATTAGCTCAAGGTACAAATGGTGGAGTAGGCTCTGGTATCACATAATAAATAAATCATTCTTCTGGAGTAGCTGGCATCTCATATACATATCTTGGTCATTCAAACTCTACCGTTGTTGCTGTTAAGGCTAACCATTTATATGTTACTGTTCAGCTTTTTGGTATTATATATTCTACTCCTCCATATGTCATTGTATGGTCGTTATCACTATCTGAGTTCGTTATCCTTATTATGTATTCCATTCAAGGTGTTAAACCAGTTCATACTGAAACAGTTGTATCAGAAGAAGTAGAAATCAGATTTCTATAATTTGTTCAGCTTAGTGTAAACGATGTCCCAGTTAATGTATTCCAAGAGTAATCATGTCATCAAGATATAGCTATGTTTCAGCTTCATAGTAAACTTTGGCTATTTACTGTCTTTATGTTTGTTCAACTTACTAAGGCATCTTGTTTTCAACTCCATGTAGTCCTTAATCCAGTAGAATCTGTTAAGTCCTTTATATCAAAACTAGATGAAGTATATGTATGATCTGTCCATGGTACATTTACCACCTCCTGTCAACTATTATTTACTTGAATAGGATATGTCTTTCAACTAGTAGAGCTTGGAGAGTTAGCCGCTTGAGTCTGTACGGTATCGCTTCATAGCTTTACTACTCATGCTGTAGTAGAAGAGGCGGTATTTACACTCGCCCCTCAGCTAGCATATATGTCATATTCTACTCCGTTCTTATAGATTTTCGTTATAGAATTAGCCATTATTTTATAATTCTGATATAAAATTATGATACTGTCTCATAAATCCAGTAACTGTTTCAGTTATTCTTTTCTGCCGTACTTAGATTATCATAATCTGCCTGAGTAATAGGCATACTATCATGGAATTGTAAAGTTCATGCAGAACTTTGGTTAGTTGTTAATGTTCCGATAGTAGTACTAGAATTTCATTGTTTAAATGTAATTGTAGCGTTTCCGATAGCTGAAGTATCAGCTTTATTATTCCATGTATATTTTTCTCATGTTGTTACTAATGATACTGCCGTTCCTCATGAAGCTGCAGCCTTTGATTCGTATGTAGTATCAGTAAATGCTATAGTTTCATCTGTACTCTGATTTAGAGTTATATCTCCTACTGAAGTTCAGTTTTGAGTAAATGTTATAGTCTTGTTATTTACTGTAGGAATAGCTGTTTTTACCGCATAAACCTGAGCTTCTGTAGCTATAGATGTTCATGTATTAGTAACTGCTGAAGTCTTACTTGGTACTACTGGAGAAGTAGTAAATGTCTTAGTTCATCCTACAGTTTGAGCCGAAGAAGTATCTACAAAAGCTGAAGTATCAAATACTCATCATAATACATCCCAGTCTTCTCCATCCCAAGCTAAGTTACTTCCAGCTGGGAATTTAGGATCAGTTGTATGAGCCGTAGCTACATTATAAACATCTCATGCAGTTAATCATGTACTTGGCAAATCTCCATAAGTAGATACACTTCCTTTATAAACATAAGTATTAGCTAATTTTCATTTAACATAATCTGATATATCTTTAGCTGTTACTACTCATGCCGTAGTCCCAGTTCCTGCATCCATATCAGATTTACTTACTGTTGAATAAGTAGTATCTGTCCAAGGAACATTTATTACTCATTGTCCACTAGCATTTAATTGTAGAGCATAACTCCTAGAAGCTGTACTAGATACAGCATTAGCTGCAGTACTCTGAACAGTATCGCTACCTAATTTAAGAGTTCCGGCAGTAGTTGAAGAAGCTCAACTAGTCTGAGAATCTTCCCATGGTACATTTACTACCATTTGTCAGCTCGAGTTAGTCTGAATTGCATAAGTCCTAGAAGCAGTAGAACTTACCGCATTAGCCGCAGTAGTCTGAGCTGTATCACTACCTAGCTTTACGATTCAGGCTGCACTTGAAGAAGCAGTCGCAGGAGTAGGTAGATCGTATGCCTCTCCATTTAGAATCAATTTCTTTAATTTCTTAGCCATCTTTTAATAAATAATAGGTTAAAATATTATTCTTCTTCGTAGATAAAGTATCTCTTATCATCTCATGCAGCTCATGTTTGTTGATCATATTCTGCTTGAGTCATTACTGGAACTGAGTTAAATCCCTCATCGTTATCTAAGTCTGATGCCTTTCATGTAAAGGCTACCGTAGCTAATTCGCTTCTTAGTAACTCAATTATGGAAGATACATCATCCTCAGTAAATATTTCTTTAAATACTCCAGTTCATCCATCAAAATATAATTTACCATCTTCTCAGTATAACCGCCTTATATAATCTCAGCTTTCTGCTTTAGCATTTATAAGTAATCAGTCTTCCCTCCATCAGTCATCTGAATCTACATTTCAAACGGCTACTCAGATAGGAAATGCACTTGTCGGAGTTAGTCAGTTTTCAAATTGTAAGTCAGCATATAACTCATCTGAGCTATTATAATGGAGTACATTATCGTAGCTTCTTAATAGAGTTTTAAATGTCCTCTGAGCTGTATCGTATACCATTCTACTTACTCAGTCGGTTAGCTTAGAATCAGGTAAGAGATTATATTCTGCTTGAGTCATATATTCCCATGCATCCGTTCCCTTTAGCTCATCTTTACTAGCTAATCTAGCTTCTTCAGATTCAGAATCTAATATCAAAATCTTATCATTCTCAGAGACTTCAGACTTAACTTCTATTTCGTTTATTGGTTTTACTGGAATTTGATTTGCCATATAATTTATATCTAAGATCTAAATCTTGTTTTCCATTCTGTGTTAGCTTCTTTTCTTCCTATAAACTCACTATCCCATAAGTACCATGGATCAGTTTTAATTCTGATAGCCTTTCAGTCCTTAGTATCTGTAATAGCCGTTAATACTTGAGTAAAGAAGCTACCTAGCATATAATTTCTGCTTTTTGTCTTTCGTTTATCTCTTCAGTCATCTTTCCAAGCAGTAGATACCTCTATTCTAGACTCATAAGAAGTCTGATTCTGCCTTTCATGAGATTTCCAAGATGTATCAGATTTTTTTCTGCTCTTCCAGACTATCATAAAAATGCCACTCAATATAAAGTTGGTGGCATTATAGTCATAAATTTAATTTTGGCGGATTTTTAGAAAAAAAAGAAAAAAATTTCAGACTTTTTTTATTTAATTTTTTTAGTTTATCATCCTATAGAACTTATCCCTAAAGCTATAAGTAGAGAGCATAAAGGAAGAGTAAATAGGATAAACCACCACCGCTGAGTCTTTGTCATTTAGTCTATAAAAAGAAAATAAATCAGAGTTCCTATCGTTGATAGAACTAGATAAAATGCTATATAGATTATTACATCTTTATAATATTTTAGTTTATCTGTTTAGATTCTCTATATAATTAGAGATATGTAAAAGCTCATTATATGCTTTATAATTATATTGTTGAGCACCATAAAATCTCCAAAAGAGAAAAATAGTCTGAAGAATATAGCATGATACTATTACTGCTATTAAGATTTTAAATTGTTTCTTATCCATTGTTTATAAAAAGGAGTAAAATTTATTACTCCTAATTATATAATATTTTTCTATACTTTGCAAGACTTTATTTAACTTTAGTAGATTTTCAGATAATATCTCTATTTATAACTACGAATTCATTTTCTCAATTATCTAATATTACAGCATCTATTCCTCTTTCTTTTAACTCAGGCAAGAATTCAGCCAAATCTTCTGCATCATAATCTCACTTTATCTTTACTACATTAGCTCAGTCTTTTATTTCAGTTTTTAATACTTCTCCTTTTCATGATGCTTTAGCAAAGGTATCAGCACTATTCTTATCAGTAGCGAAGCTGATTACTTCTTGAGTTTTATCATATCCACCTCATTTATAAGCTCATTCAGGTAATTCTGAAGAAGATTTATATCATTCTTTTAGAATATTATCTGCCACATCAGATCTAGTTCCATGATATACTTCAGTAACTTTTTTATCTGCTGGCTCTATTATCTCATCTAGAGTCTTTTTAGCTACTTTATATTCTTCTCCTCTAGCTTTTTTTAATACAGCCTCCTTGAAGTTATTTATTGTCTCTTCTTCCCATCATTGAGATCTTAATTTTTCTATAGCATCTTCTAAAGTTTCTCCTGTCTTTTCGTTTACTATTGGATTAGTTTCACTAGGTTTAGAATAGTTTACTTTCTTAGTAGGAATTTCGGCTATTTGCCCTTGCCTTACAGCAGTTCACTCAGGAGTAACTACTGTTGGATTACTATCTCATCAGATAATTGTATTATAGTTAGTTACTCATTCTTTACTAGGTAATGCTTCTGTCTTAGATCATACTCATTTACCTTTTAGGTATCCTTGATAAGCGGCTTCTTGTTCAGCTTGTTTATCTAATATGGCTTGTTGAGCTCTTTCTATTTCAGATCTTCTAATGTTGGCTTCTTCTAATCTTTGTTGTCTAGATTTTCTAATATTATATTGTTGTTTTTGAGTTCTTTCTCTAGCTATTTGAGTCTGTGTTTTAAGAGTATCTGCCTTTGAGATAGTATCATCTGCATCTTTAAACATATTTTCTACTATCTTATTTGAGTTATTTCTATCTTTTGCTAGAGTTTTAAATGCTTTAGTCTTTACTAATTTTACAGTTCATCATATAGGATTAGTAAATATATCAGCAATAGCATCTATAGTCTGTAAATCTGACATAGAATCTACTAAACTTTGTGGATTCTGTCTTCCATATACTACAGCTCTATGGTTTACATCAGATTCTATAGACTTTAATTGTCTATACATATCTCTTAGTTTAAGATATTCCTCAGAATCTAATCCTGCATTATCTATAGCATCATCTACTCACTTTTTAAGTCAATTTAATACCCATCCATCTACTGCATTAGTTCCTACATCATTAGGATTCTGACTCTTTAAGAAAGCCTGTAATTTTTGATTTAATTCTTGGATTTTTGCTTGAGTTCATTCTACACTCATTGTATTTTTCATTCCCTCCAAGTCTTTTATCCATTTCTCTATCCTTGCTATTGTAGCTTCACTTTGTCCAGCTGTCCATTCTTTATTATTAAGATATTTTTTAAGCTCTTTAGTTATATCTGAAGTATCTACATTAGTAGTTTTTCATGCTTCTTTAGCTATAGCGGCATATCTATCATAGATAGACTGTTTTGTTTGTTTAATAGCCTGAGAAAATTCATCTAATGATCTTGGTAAATGTCCAAAAGTTTCTTCTCAGTTAGCATCTACATATTTTAGAGCATCTTTATTCTTAATAATACTTTCTACAGCTCACATAGCATCATCATTATATTGCTGTAATTGAGTATTGGTTTTTACTCATTGGCTAGATGGTTTTACTCATCTATTATACATATCTAGTAATCCCTTTATTGTTCATTCTTTATCTCATTCTTTTCTTAGAGTTTTTAATATATTTTTATACTTATAAGCATTTCATCATGCTGAAATTCATCATAATACACCTCAGAAAGCTGCTCATAATTTCATGTTAGTCTCCAATTTATCTAAGTTTGCATCTTCCTGTCATAGAGTAGCCAAAGCTCAAAATTCTGCTCATTCTGCTGCTCAATATATAGTTCTTTGTCATACATTCTTAATTACTCCTTTAGTTCAGTCCTTTAAAGCAGATTCAGCTATAGATTCCATTTTAGCTTCTCCTCAGAATCATGGAAGAAGCATCATTACTGCAGTATTGGCTAATAGATCTCCAAATATTTCTCATCCCTTACTCCATCAGCTTTCTGCTCTTAAATCTCCATAGTTGTTTCCTGCCCCAAGTAAATCATCTGAAAACTGAATCTTATTCATATCTAGCTTAGGTGCTACTCATACATAAGGATTATTTCATGCCAAGTTATTGTAAGCATTACCAAAGAAGTTTACAAACCCCTGAAATGTACCTACATTAGCCTCTTCCATTTTATCTCATAATCATCTATCTTGGAAATCATCGTATGTCTTTTTAGCATCAGCTAAGGAAGCTATCATCCAGTCTTCATATCATTCTTTTCTTGCCGCATCTACAAATGGTTTATATTCTTTATCTATATTATCTAGATAATATTTAGCATATTCAGGATCATCAAAATGGCTAGTAGAAGTTAGATTTTGTGGCTGTGTCTTTTTATTAGCTTCTGTAACCGAATTAGATACTGAGTTATCCATTCAGACTTTCTGATTTTCATTTAATTGCTTAAATGTATCTCAGAATAGCCCAGTTTTTACCATAATATCATTATTATCTCCATTAAGATAATCTATATACATCTTATCTCAATTTTTAATTCCCTTAGTAAACTTTTCTACTATAGTATCATCATCTCAGTCTGATATATTTAGTTTATAGAAGTTTCTAATTACATCAGCTAAGTTTCATTTCTTAATCTGTAACCTAGAAGCATCCCATTGCTCTCAATTACTATTAAGATTCTTCTGTACTAATTGATTTTTCATAGAAAGCCTTTCAGTCTGTTCTTCTTCCCTTTTCTGCTGAGCATAAAAATCTGAATACATCTTTTGTTGTAATAATTCTTTAGCTCATGATGGAACATTAGCTGTCCTTTGTTCTATCTCCATGACATATTTCTCATTTAATCATGGAAATTTACTATTTCCTGTTGCCATATTATGTATATATATAAAATAAATTAGTACCAAGTCTTACCACCATCTACACTATACTCCTTTTTACCATTATTTGTTCTTTCCAAAATCGTGTTTTCAGATCATCATACTCATGAATTTGGCTGTATATCTACCTCTTCAGCTGTTTCAGGTTTAGATCATTCTTCAAAATCATATCCTAATTGAAGTAGTACATCGTTATATCAGTCTATCATTGAGTTTATTCTCTTTAAGAATAAGTCATCTTTCATCTCCCATTTAAGAGGATCTACGGAACTGTCTATTTTTCTCCACTCGCTATCTGTCATTATTCAGAATTGAGCTCATTTATCTCTCATGTCTAAGTATTTTTGGAAACTAGCATTAGCCATAAGATTATCATATAATGCTTTTCATTCTTGGATATTCTCTATAGTTGTATCAGTAGTCCAAAACGACTGCCATGGATTAGCATATCATTGTTCTGCTATACTCAAATCCATATATCATTTTAAGTTCTTGTTTGTATCTTGTTCCGCCCACTCTTTTAATGCTTCTGCTCTTTTCTTTACATCTAATATACTATCTACCATTTGTACTGATTCTACATAATCCATATATCTTTCTCTTTGTTCGTTTAGTTCTGAGATATCTATTCAGTATGATGTATATATGTCTTTTCTCTGAGTATCTGTTAATTTTTCCCACTTATCAAAGCTCTTCTCTAGAGAAGTAATCCATCATCCTGCATTTATTTCCTTTCATGTACTTGTATATCTAGTTATTCATGAATATGGATCTTTTGTATTATATCATTGAGTAGTACTAGATCATAAAGATGGATTTATAAATCCTAGACAGCTAGCATCATCTGCTTCTATATGTCTTGTTCCTATCTTTTCTCCACTAGGATAATTGCTTTCTATTACATCAAAACTTCAGTCAGCATAAGTCTGAGTTACTATAGCTACATGTCCATGGTTTATTCAGTCATCACTAAGATGATTATAGTTGAATACAGCTATAGATCATTTAGCCGCCTCTTGCTGATTACATCGTTTAGCCCTTGTATTTATATCTTCATTTCAGAAATATCTATTAGAAGCATTAGTAGCCCCTATAGATACCAAATAATCATTTACAAACTTTCAGCATTGTCATCCAGTATCTCCTTTAGTATGGCTAGATACAAAAGCATCTACTCAGCTTTCCATTATTTGAGGTGCTACTATATTATACGGTTTAGCTTGGCTTTCTCCTCAACCACCAATTCCCATCGTAGCGGGATCTATAATCTTTCATCATATAGTAAGATAGTCTTTTCAGTTAATAGTTATCTTAGAATATCATAAACTTGTATCGCTTTTAGGTGCGGCATAATTACTAGCTATTTTATTCTTATATTCTTGTTTACTTTGTAATGGCTCTATAAAGTTCTTCCTTAAAGCCTCTGCTACACTTACTCAGTTCTTCTTAGCATAAGCTAATACATCTTCTAATACTTCAGCTTGTGGTCTTTGAATTATATCTCACCATTGACTATAATACTGACTCAAAACATTATTTAAGTTTGATCTTAATTGTTGTCCATCTGTAACTGATAAATCTGTTAGCTCATTCTGTAATTGGTTTTGTAATTTAGATGTCTGATATTGATTATATAAATTCAAATCATTTAATCTTGACTGCTGTAATAGTTGTATATCGTTTTGAGCTTGTTGATATTCCAATTCTAGTTGCTTTGTCTGCTCAGGAGTCCTATAACTCATTGCAGATGTAGCGAATCAAAGAGCCTGGCATTTTTGATTCCAAATTCTCTGATTTTCATTAGCTTGCATTGCTCTTACGTTAGCCGCTTGATATGCTGCCGCTTGTTGTTGATTAAACAAGTTGGCATAATCTTGATATTGATATTGTAGCCCCTGCATTTGAGTATCGTATGGTGCCAGAGCCTTAGCCATCCTAGCAGCATTTAGAGCATCACTTACTGTTCATCATGTAGTATTAGCATATCTCTGCATGATAGCAGTTCTTTTATTATTTACTTCCTGTATTTGCCTTACTGTATTATTAGCATCTTCCATAGTCTTCCATGCTCATGTCTTATCTAGAGTATCGTTATATATTCATTCTATATCTAGAGCATCTTGAGCTTGTATTCAGAGCTTATTTATCATGTCGTTTATCTGATTAGCAATATCAGACATCAAAGGAGGTACTATGTTATTTACAATTCTTAACTTAATCTCATCTTCTTGTTTCTGTTGCCATTCTCTATAGGCTTCAGGAGAATATTCCTTAATATAATTAAGCTGGTCTGAAGTAATTTCAGCATTATTCATTCATTGATATATAGAATCTCATGAAGTATAGTTAGCAGCTTTATCTATATCTTCTTTCCTTTTCCAATAAGAGTCTAAAAGCTGTCTCTGAGCTTCAGATTCCCTTGTATCATATTCAAATACTTTATTAAAGGTTTCCCTGTCTTTAAACATCCAAGGAGAATCTTTAAAATACTGATCTAGATTAGATTTCATTTCGTTTAATCTAGCTTCAGAACTTAATTGATAGTCAGGCTTTCATGTATCTTTAGCAGTTCACTCTTTTACTGAGATTTGTCATGGGGCTTCGTTAAATTTAGAAGTATCTAAATCTTCACTTGGTCATACAGGATTTTCTTTAAATTTAGCATATTCTTCTTCAGTCATCGCTGTTTTTACTCCCCTTTCTCTTAATAGTTTTCTATTCTGCTCTTTCTCCCATTCGCTGTTTCATGTATAAAATCATTCAGCACTTCTGCTAGTACCATATCCATCTATTGTACCAGTTTGGTTTTCAGTCTTTGATGGTATATTATTGCTAAACTGGTTTTTTACTTGTCATGTTTCTTGGCTATATTGTTTCATGAAACTCTCATAGTTTTTGTTCCCCTGATTCTGACTCGCAAATTGTTGTTTCTCTGCATCATTTAGTTGTTCATATAATTGTTTAGTCCTATTATAATCGTATGCCATTTATTAAGTCTGAGAAAATAAATTACAAAAAAGTACCTATTTCGTTAGGTGCATTATAGTCAGATTTTAATTTTTGGCGGATTTTATATAAGGCTCTTTAATTCATCATCTATATATTTTACCCAGTCTCTATAAAATTCGTTCATATCATGTAATTTATCCTTATGATACTTAGATCAGCTCATGTGCCATAATTCTGAATTTATCTCCGTTCAGTTTAATATCTTAGCTTTCATCTCATTCAGCTTTTTTATTCTCTCTAGGTTGTTTTCTCCTACTAGGGTATAGATATAAAAATACTCTCAATAGTTAGTTAATTCTGATAGCTCATTCTTTAATCCATATATATTATACTTTCTTCCCTTATAGCTATCTTTTACTGCTCTTTGTCAACTGTTCTTTATTACATCTACACTATGTCAGTTAGTCTTTAATCAGAAGTTCTTTCCATCTATCATTCAGTCGGCTCTATCTTGGTTGTAATCAGCAGTAGGACAGAAGTTTCCATCTATTGTGTATAATTTATCTATAGCTCATTCTATAATGTCGTTATCGTATTTTGAGATACGATAGTAAGCCACTTTTCAGTATTTTTTAGCAAGCTCAGAATTATTATACCAGTCAGCTGTTAAATCTACTGCATATTTTACATACCATCCTTTACCTCTTTCTCTAGGTATAGGATATTTAGTAGTAGTATAGCTTAGCTCATCTACCTCCCTAATCTGATCTAAAGTAAATGGATAATCTATTAAATCTGCTAGCATTCACATGGCAGCAAAAATAGTACAGCTATTTACACTCCATTGGTTAGCTCATTGATTATACTCAAATCTGATTTCATTTTTCTTTACTAAAGGAGGTAATAAGTCTGAATCTCCATTACATAGAACATAATCAGAATCTTCTTCTCATGTTCCTAAACATCCTAAAATCTCTTCTTCCATTATTTATAATATTTACTGATAAAACTTGAGTTATCTACTTTCTTTTCATCAAAATATTTCCTAGAATAGAACTCTGATTTTTTTCATACATTATAAGCTGATACAGGTCTTAAATATCACATTACTCTAGTATATACCTCGCATGGTGTTCTTTTACTTTTGTCTGTTGTCATTATTATGTTTATTAAAGAATAAAGTTTGTCATTGTTTATCTAATCCACATAGCACATTAAATAAGCATTCTCTACAGCTATTTAGATAGCTTATTCATTTATCGCATAGTGTTTCATCTCTTGACTGCTCAAAGTAATCCATTTTGTTGTTATAGTTTAATAAATTCCATATTTATTCTGCTTTCTCCTTTCTCGTTTTTGTCTATGTCTATGATCCATCAACCTATCACATTTCATAAGTTGAACCTCTTAGCCAGTAAGTTCTCCTTTAGGAAAGCTCAAGGCATGAATCCATGTATTCCTCTATGAAAGTCGTATAAAGCTGTATGGTAGTGTCATAAAGCAAATATATCAGGCTGATTCTCTACAGGAAGTCCATCTAAGTACTTCTTCATCTTATAATCCTTAGCATAAGATAGGCTACCACCTCCATGATGGAGATTTATTAAGATCCCGTTCAGCTTTAATTTAGCATCATAGAAACCTAAGTTAATTAAATCCTGTCTTACTGTCTCTATAGCTTTACAGATATTTACTCAATTCCCTTTAAGATATGCTTCATCATGATTTCCTCATATAAAGTATGTGGGTATTCAAACGTTAGGATAATTCTCTTTTAAATCTGAAAGCTGTTCCTCAAATCATACTCTATCTTGTTCAAATTGCTGTCAATGATATACATTAGTTCAGTCTACTATATCTCCAGCATGTACAAAGCATTCCACTCCCTTATCTTTAGCTATATCGTAGAACTCATTAAGCTCATCTCTAGCACATTGTTTAGCTCAGAAGTGAGTATCTGAAACTAATCAGAATTTTAGATGTCATGGCTCTCAGATAGTCTCATCTATCTCTTTCTTAGTGTTTTGAGCTATATAATTCAGCATCTCTTGTATGTCTCATGGAGAGTAATGCTGTAATAAATCTAGCTTCTTTTTCTCCTCTTTGGAGAGTTTAGGAGGCTTCCCCTCTGTTTTTTGTTTAAACCGCATTTCTTCTTCCTTACCTGATAAAAGATCGCTAGCTTCTTGCTGAGTCTTTTCTGTTATCTGTCTATATTTTGCTACGGTTTTTCTGTTTATTCCCATATCTTTAGCTATTTCGTTGTTGCTAAAGTCTTTATGGTAACTTTGTATTCTTCCTATTTGTTCTTCATTTAGTTTTCACATCCCACACCATCAGTAAAAAGCTAAAATCTGATTTTGTTTTTATTTTATACACTCTTTCTTGTATCGTAGTTCTGGATTCTTTGGATCTATCGTTTGAGTCAATACTTCCACTAGCCAGTTGGTAACTTCTGGTAATAATGCTTTCCTAGAAATATCAACACAAGTTAGCATCTGGTCGGCTATCATTTTGTTTACGAATAAAGTATGCAATGCCTGATGAGTATTGTTTGTAATTCTTATGATATTATGAGGATGATTACTTCATTCTAAGTTGGTATCGGTATCTGGATGCTGACAAAGGATATGATGATCGCTATATTCTTTTCCCTTTTTTTGATTCATCCCTATACTTATCTCTATAAGATAAAATATGCCATTTAAACTTAATTTCTCCCCAAAGTTTCTTTACCTCCTGTACCCTATTATATAATCGTTCTACCATACACTAGCATAAAATAAAAAGCTGATTCCAAAACACACTAATAATAGTATGAATTTAATCAGTTTCTTTACCATCTTTTACTTTCATAATTGTTAAAGCAGATACCGCATCTTCTCTATTGTAGAATGTTCTAGCATAACTCTTATTCAAGCACCATGTTCCGTTTCAGTTTAAGAATCGTACTGATATAAGTCAGTCTTTTTCTTTCTTTTTATATATGTTCCAACCTAAGTCAGATCTTATTATTTTATATTCTCGCATGGTTTATTCCTTTAAGAAATAAACTATTTTTGTAGCTGATATTTAATCCATTGTAAGTCTGTCTGAATAGCACTTAGCTGAGACTGAATACTAGATACATCTATCTCCGCTGTTACTTTCTCTAAATTATTTATCCTATTATTCAGACTTCCCCATACTGCTCATAATCAGAATATAAAGATTATAAAGCTGATTCGTGTAGCAGGATTTGTTAGATAATCTTTAATCTTCTCCATCTTCCTCTTCGTTAGGAGATAAATCATAGACTATTACTTCTGATTTAGTACTTCCCCAGTTCTGAATAAGTTTCCATATATCAAAGAATATGTTAGATCATGTTCCTATAGCTAATCACAAAAGAATTATAGCTCAATTACCAAAGCCAAACTCTAGGTATGGTCTGATAGCAAATGCAGCACAGACTCATAGAATAAATGATAAGGCTATATTTATAGTTACAGCATATTTTCATACAAATTCTTCATAAGCTGGTTTAGCAAAATTTACAATAGAAGTAACTATCATAGATGCTGCTATTAAAATAAGTATTGTTGTCTGCATTTTCTAAAAAATGAGATAAAATTCAGCTGTCAGTATTATAGTCAATATTAAAATTTTGGCGGATAAAAGAAAAAGAGCCGTTTAAGGCTCTCTTCCTTAGAATAGACAGCTTCCTAATATATATCCATAACTAAATACACTCGCTAAATATAAAATCTTCAGCATTATGCAGTAGTTGTAGGAGGATATATACTTGTATAAGGAGAGCTTACTATCCAAGATGGTGTAGGATATGGTGCTAATCTGTTAATAAGCTGAGTAGTTTGAGCAGCATTATTAGCTTCCAATTTAGCCTCAGCTAGATCTGTTCTTAATTGAGTAATCTCGTTAGCACACATCATATCTAGGATTTTCTGAGTATTAGCTGTTCATGAGGCTATAATAGCAGCAGTATTTTGCTGTCATTGGAGAATAGCTTTCTCAATGTTAGAATTTACTCCACAGAATCCTTGAGTTAATAGTGTAGTCTGATTAGCTAGGTTTTGTTGAGCAGCTAATTGCTGTTGCCATTGAGTATTATTGTTGATAATGTCTACGGTGTTATCATGATTATTATTACTATTAAGCAACCAAGCAGCACCATTACCACCAAATCCTCATAAACCTCCAAATCAGTTACCCATAAACAAGAACAAGATTAAAATAATTAGCCAAGTTCCCATTCCTCCGAAGTTTGCAGTATCCATGTCTATGCAAAATTAAGATATAAAAAGTCTGGTTTTTTACTTATGCTAGCCACCATACCTTTTATAGCTTATCTATCACTTCTACTACCTCCTCCTTTTTATCTCATACGAGATTAGCATTCTGCTTTATAAGGTTTGCTATCATGGGATTCTTTCTAATCAAATCTGGCATTATCTTCTCAGCTAACTTATTAAGCTGATCCATGTTATGAAAGTCTACTCATTCTAATTGGCTGGACTGTATTCAGGCTTGTAATAGTCTGTTTTTTAGTACATCTCCACTTAGACTTCACATAAAGCTAGTAATATCCATCTTGTTTTAGTTAAGAAATAAAAACTACTCCTCCATGTATTCAGCATATAGATCCTTTAATTTATGATCGTACTTCTCTTTTAGGTGTTCTTTCTTTACTTCAAATTCTGTAAAATGCTTAACTTTACTTACTACATACTCTACTATCTTATCCATCTTATCAGGATGTTGAGACATTTGAGACATTACTTTCTGCATATTGAGTTTGTCTCAGTCAAAGAAATCTTCTGTTTTTCGTTCCATAATTATTATGGTTAAAATATAAAAACACCTGAAAAATAAGAAAAAAGTCTGACTAAGTAATAACTATCATATAAATTAGTTATTATAGTTCAGACTTGTGTTTTGCTTTACCCCACCGCTAGCATCATAAAGATTTTATTACATGATTCATTTCTGCATTTCACATTATTAGTTTATTCTCATTAAGTTTCTGACTTATAATCAGCTTTCTTAACTCACTATCCCAGTATGTCTTTAATGGACATGGAGTCTGAAACTTCTTATAAGATTCTATTAGCCTTTTAAAGTGTGTAAAGTCATGTCGTTCGTTATTCTTTCAGCTCTTATGATATAATGGATAAGAAGCTCAGTATATAAACGTTCTCCATGTATAATCATTATCTTCGTTTCTATGCCATGTAGATACCGTTCAGACTGTCTGTCTTTTTCTCTTATCTCGTATATATATAGCATCTTTACAGAAAACAAATCTTTCTATATAGGAGTACAGACTTCATGTATATGCTATATCTTCATATACAAAAGTTTTTCAGATAAAATCCCTAGAGAATTCAGCTTTTCTTGCTACTTCTGTCTTTACTATCTTATTATTTACTGCTACAAAATAGATATTCTCTTTAGTATCTTTCTTCTCCATCATCTCATTAAATGTATATACCACATCATGATCTAAGTTTAATACCCAGTCTCTTTTCTCAGGTTGCTCATGTACTAATACCTTTCAGATAGCTATATCTGTATCATTATCTATACAAGTCTGATATAGTTTCTCATACATATAAGGATGGATTATATCATCAGAATCACAGAAAGCCATATATTCTCAGTCTACGTTAGCTAGTCAGTTATTCCTAGCCATAGCAAGCCTTAAATTAGTCTGATTTATTACTTTTACACATCAGTACCCCCTCTCATATCGTTTCATAATCTCTAGAGCATTATCAGGAGAGCCATCATTGACTAATACTAGCTGTAAATTATCTATGCTATTAGATAATATAGAGTCTATAGTTCTACTCATAAATAATTCTGATTTATAGCATGGTACTACTACAGAAAGTTTATAAGAATCTGATTTCTCTCTCTTATTTAGCTTTACTTCTCATTTAGATATAGCCAACTGGACTAATCTGTCTTCTCAGAGTCTATCAAAAGCCTTTACTACTAAATCTTTAGGAGTAAATCAGAGTTCTATTACAGGATCTTCCGACTCTAAAATCAGATTTCCCTTATCATATACTCTATATAGATCATAAACTCACTCAGTCCTACATGAGAGAGTAAGTCAATGATAGCCTTTAAATAGAGTATAGTCAAATCTTTCTTGTTCTTCAGCTTTTATAATCTTTTTATCTACAAACTGCTTATATTCTAAAAAGTCTGATTCTGTATCATCGGTAACTACCCATACAAAATTCTGAGTCATAGCCATTTGTGTCATCAGATTTTTCTTAATAATTAAAAATGAAGTATTACTAGAGATGTAATACTCCACAGAGTTAATAAAACACTTCCAAGCATACAAGTACCACAGAAAACTTTAAATATCGTATAATGCTTTTGAGCAACGAAACCCATATAGATTTCTCCCCATTTTCTTATGTTATCTGTATACAAAACAAACTTATTAAACAATTCAGGCTCTAATATGTTCCCATCTAGTAGATTTCTCAGCTTTTTCTTGTTTTGAGAAATTAAAGCTCATGCTTTTTGCTTCTCTGCCTTACATGATCTACAGAACTCCCATTTACTTTCTTTACCACATCTCAAGCATTTCATCTTATTTATGGTTAAGAGGTAAATTCTCGCAAGGAATTCAGTCTTTATCTCAGTCTAGTTTATGATGTCCCATATCGTAAAGTAAATCAGCTTTCCATCTTTTGTCTATGTTCCTACAAACTACTTCAGTATTAGTATACTGAAAAATATTCAGACTTATGGAGATCATAAGTAGAGAAATGAGAAAAAGCATGAATCGTTTAGCCATCTTTGTAGTTCTTACTCATAAAGATGGCTGGAATATAATCAAAATTTTTATTTTGGCGGATTTTAACTTAATCTGTATAGATTTATAGATGGCTGACAGAAGAAAGGTCTAGTTCCATATGTATGTAAGAATCAGACATTTACCTTATCTCAAGCATCAAACCATCAGACATAAAATACTGAATGAGCATCTATAGCTCAGCATCATCTTCCCTGTGTTCGTTGAGATGCTACTCCGTTTATCATAAGAGATACATAATATTTATAGTTTCCAGAATCATTTACATTATATCATGTCGGTGCTATAAATATACATTGAGAAGTAACCGCATAAACTCAGTTTTTACCTATAATTACATCTCAATTAGCATTTACATAAGGTCTTCAGATTATAGGTACATTCCCATTATTATCTGCATATAAGTCTTCAGCAATTCTAGATGAGGTATAGGTAGTTCCATCTGCAGCTACAAATCAGTCTAAATCTGAAAAGTCTGAAGCTGTATATCTATCTTTCATTACTGCTGTATTCCATACCACTCCTCATGAAGTAGCAGTCTGAAGTTTTGCTGATCTATAAGTTGCTTGAGCAGCAATTCCAGAGTTGGCTGTTCTTAAATCTTGTTTTCTTCCCTGCATTCATGGTTGAATCTTGAAGTTTTCATCATCCCTTGGTCGGTTGGCATCTTGGAATAAGGCTTCATCTCAGTTATTGAATTCGTTTCAGTATTGTTTACCAGCATATACTATCATCTCTCTCTTTGATTAGCAACTAAATCTACACTAAATAATTCTGGAGTATAATTAGCTGTTCATTTTCATTTTACCATGATCTGTAAACTATGAGACTTTGGTAATTCCAACTTATTATTAAGATTAGTAAATCTGAAATCTCATTCTAAGTATTTATCTGTCTCTATCGTTCAGATTTTTCTAAAATGGTTGAATTCTGTATAATTTATCACTACAGCACTATTACTATCTATTATTTGCATTTCGCTAGTGGTCTGAAGCGGTAAATCTCCCTCTAATCTAAACGTATATTGATTATTATTTCTCTCTATAAACTTTAAAGCATAATTTCATGATGTTCATTTGATTTTGTAGCTCTCTGTTTCTGATAGAGTAGCATTATCTTCACTTGTAAACGTTCGGAAGTGGTAATGATTAGCCATTCCCCAGAATTCTAATTTAGTAGTAGAACTTGGTAGTATAAAAGAAGCATATAAATCTGTTTCTTCTTTCTCTAAGAGATGATTTCCAAGAACTATAGGATAAACTGCTTCCCATTCTGTATTATAGTTCTTCATAGGAGTGTCATCTTGATATTTTACTGCATAATTAGTAGTTGTATCGTTTACTGTTATAGAATAATCTATCTCTAAGTCGCTTCAGTTAGCTTTTAGAGCCGTTATAGTAGCATTAGCTGGTACTTGATAAATAAAAGCTCATCCTTTACCTCCATAAGTCTGTCAGTACTGGAAGATTCTATTATCAGTAGTAGCTAAAATCAGATTTTTTCTCCAATTTACTATTTTTCAGTCAAATTTATACTCCTCATCTACTCAGATTATATCATTCTTGTTAATTTCATGCTTTCATCATAAGATAGGTACTAATTCTTGCTGATTAAATACCCATAAAGTACTAATACCTCTATCTTCTCATACTAAATATAGTAAATAATCTATATTTTCTACTCATTTAAAGGTACATCAGTAAGCTATATATGGAGTTCCTCTTCCTCATGATAGATCACATGGTATAATATATCAGTTTCAGTCCATATTACCTATCATATAGAAGCTATCATTCCATGATATAATTCAGACTATATCCATATTTATGTTATTCTCCCATCAATATTCTGCTACAAGATCATATCTAGGAATTTTCTCTCATGTAGAATTAGTTGCCCATTCGTATTCCCAGCTATAAAGAGGCTGAAAACTTGTTCCTTTCATCCAGTAATATTCTCAAACTGGAGATAGCTTTCTCTCTCTGATAGGTAAATAGCTATAAAAATAGTTGGTATCGTACTGAGTTCATGGAACTCTCCACAATCCATCTTCTAAATTATTAAATCCCACATATAAGTCTCAGTTCCAAGCATATCATGAAGTAACTCATTCATTTCTAGTATATTTGAAAGTTATATCTACCCAATAATCTTCATATCATGGCTGAGAATCTACATAAAGTGTTACTCACTCAGTTAAATCTGTCGCAGGTATCTCTTGTTGTTCCCATCCTTGAAACTGGTAAACCATAGAATCTAATTCTGGATCATAATAATATTTAGATCTCATTATAGCCCAGCTTTGTATACTCATATGAGTATCAGATCAGCTTCTTTCTTCTGTCTTTATTCTCAAAGGTAGCTTAGCCATATGAGTATTCCTTACTTTTATATTGATATTTGATGTACTTCAGGAACTACTATTTTTAGTAAATCCATATCCATCAGTAAATGGTCATCATTGGTTAGTTAAGTTAGAACTATATGAGTTAATGTATTTATCTATAATAAATCATGCTTTACTATAAGTATAAGAAGCTCTATCTGTATAAACCACAAAAGACTGCCATCCGTTCTCATCAGCCATTACTGCCATATCCTGTACTGTTCATCGTTGAGCATCATTATATGTTCAGTATCTTCAGTTATAACTGATTTTATATACAGGAAAATTAGCACTAGGATCTACGAATAAAGTATCTACTCCATCTTCTCTCTCATAAACTTTTCAGTCAGTTTTTAGTACTAATCCTCATTCTTCTTTGATTACATCAGCATCTCATGTTGTAGGAGTACTAAATGCTGTAGCTTTTACTGATTTACTACTAGAAAAGATGTCTAAATTCTTAGACTTTAGACATCATGGTTGGCTTGAATACTTATCTGTCTGCTGTCATGCAGGTAATCAGCTAGAATAGTAGTTTAAGTTATCTATTGCCATTATTAGTTTAGTTTTGAATAATAAATAGATTCTACTCTTTGACTTATATATCTCTTCATCTTCTCTTTTTCTTCTTCGTATCTTTGTCTAGCTCTATCAGCTTTATCAAAATCTTGTTTATTCTCCCATAATTCTGCTTTTAGTCAGAACATTATTACCTTATAAAAATCTTTTAAATCTGAATGTCATGGAAATACAGCATCCTTAATATCTATTTCACTCAGATTTCATGATATGTTGTTTATTGCTTGTATTCCTTGTATCTCTAATCATCATTCTATAGTTTTTTCAGGTGTCCAATTAAGGAAGATATGATTATCTTTTAATGTCCATCCTTTTAGTCAGTAAGATTCTTCTAAATCTGATAATTCAGGAATCTCTAGGCTTGTATCTTCATCAGTCCAGATTACTACTTTCTTAACTTTTGCTATTCATGGAACATAGACAGTATTTCATTGACTGTCTGTATAAGATGTCTCTTCTCTCTCTACCTTATATTCTCTAGCTCATTCTTGTAAATCTGTATTCCAATAAGTCCAAAAGTAATCTTCCTGAGTAGTTACTATCATTCTGTATAACTCAGAATAAATCTCATTGAATTTTACTAGAGCCTTAGAGTAAGGATAGTTAGTTGTAGAAGTGTTTGTATCCTCATAGGCTTCTACAAATAAGTCTTGTAATGTCATAGTCTCAATAATAAATAATAAGTTAAAAAGCTGACTATTTATTAAAGAGGGGAGAAACAAGTTCTCCCATCTTTTATCTACTACTAGTTAGTAGGAGTAGGTGTTTCAGTTGGAGTCTCAGTAGGAGTCTCTGTTGGAGTTGGATTTAATCCACTTACTTCCATCTTCCATAGTTGTTCAGCATTTTGATCAAATACTTTTCCACCATGAGCGATTTGTCCAAGTAAGTTGTAGTACATTCCAGCTTCAGCTTCTACTACCTTAGCTTTGAAGAGTTGTCTTACATAGTTATAAGCCTTTGCTCTGAAAGCATATAAGTCTCCTTTAAGGATTAAGTTAGATTCAAAGATAGAGAATCCAGCGAATTTTCCTAGCCATCATTCTACAGCAGAATCAGCAGCAACTTCTGTTCCAGCAACGATTCCAGCTTGAGCTATAATAGCAGATACAGCAGGAGAAACTACTAAGATTCTGTTCTCCATAGGTACTTCATGTTCTGATAATTTAGTTCTAAGAGCCATAATCTTTTCAGCTACGTTAGCAACAGTCAAAGTAGACTCAGAAATGATGTTGCTTCCTGATCCATAAGAATCAAACCAAGCATCCAACATAGAAATAATAGAACTTTCTACAGCAGTATCCATTCCGTTCAAAAGATCATTTAATCTTTCTCCTCTAATAGAGTAAAGAGTTTGGATTTCTTCCAAGTCAGAGAATTTTTCTCTGTATTGGTGTAATTTATTAACTGTAAGAGTAGAGTATCCTACGTTTCTATCAGAAGCTGAGATGTCAGCAATAGAAGTAGCTCTAATGTCTCCATCGTTAGAAGCAGAAACATCAGTTAAAGTAATTTTTGGAGAGATAGGTACTGTTACAGAGTCTCCAGCTCTTTTTAATTCTCATTCAAATTCGTAGTTAGCGAATCTCATGAAAGGTTTTTTAGGAGTGTCAGATAATTTTCTCCTTAATTCAGCAGCCAATATGGCTCTAATTTGATCTACGTTAGCCATGTTAAAATAGGTATAAAGAGTTAAAATAAATCAGCTCTTCTCCTATGTCAGTTTAGTCTATAAAGGTTTTAATTGTGCTTTTCCAGAACGAATATCCTCTTTAGCTTTAAGATAGTCAGCTCTAGATAGTAGCACCAATTCATCATAAGTCCATACTTTGACTTCTTGTTTAGGAGTCTCTACTTTTACAGGTTTTACTTCTTCTTTAGCTTCTACTACCTTAGGAGTTTCTTCTACTTCAGGAGTAGCCTTTTTAGTAAAGATCTCTTTTACTTTCTTCTTAGCCATGCTTATGAAATAAAAGAATTAAATCTGCTTAACCTCTCAGCTTTCTATCTTCCTAGCTATTTCATCGTATAAACTAGGATTAGATTCTGCAATGTCAGCAAGTTCATTATACGAATATTCCTTTTTCTCAATATCCGTTACCTTTTCTCTTCATGGATTAGGATTACTTGTATTGACTTCATGATAGTCAGCTACTCTATAAGCCTGTTCCCATGTTAAGTCAGGATGAGCATTACGTACTGATATGATTTCCTCAGGAATCTCATCAAATCCGTGTTTGCTCTTAAAGGAGAACTTTTCCTCAATAGATTTCTCTAAGTCAGCTCTGTCTACATCTTCCCTAGCTCTATCAGCTAAGTCTTTCTGCTTAAAAGCCTCTTTAGCTTGCTTTTTCTTTTTGTCATACATTTCTTTAGAGACATAGTTTTCTTCTAAGTCTTCTTTAGAGATGTAATTCTCAGAAAGCTCATCTCTTGAGATAAAATCTTCCTCGTTGAAGTCCCTCTCGCTTCCATCATCATAGACGATCTTTGCCATTTGTTTAGTTTACCAAATAAAAAGATGTTGATTAGTGGTCATCCTCCACCGATATATCAGTTAGATTACTGATCCTTGTAAGGAGATAGTTTGGAATCTCTAAGAAGTCATCTATTAGCTCTAACTCTTTGAGTTCCATATCTCTTTTGTTAAAGATGGGCTTACTCCTATCTTCATTGATTCATGATAGAATGCCAGCTTTTAGTTCTTCTTTTCTGTCTTGTAAGTAGTCTGTTATAAGTTTCCAGAAGTCTGAATTTAATCAGTCTTTTAGAATACCTTTATCTACTTCCTTATTCAGCTGTTGGTATGTCATTTCATGTAGTAGGTCATAAAGCTACAGGTTGATTATTTTGTTGGTTTTGTTGTGATATATAATTACTTACTAATTGATTTTGACTCGCACCGTTCATCTGTCCCATTCATTGCATCATATTAGCCTTATTTTGTTGTCAGCTTAATATTAAAGCCTGCTTTCTTCTCATTATTGCCTTTTGTTTTGCTTTAGTATCTAAGGCTTGCTGATAAACTTGTATATAAATCTGATGATTCTCATTCATGTCAGTTATTTCTCCTACATCTTCATCGTTATTCAATAATTCTATGTCTAGCATAGCCTGAGTATACTCAGGAGGATATGTATATATTCAGTTTACTAATTCAGGATCCATTCCCATTACGTTAGCAAATTCTCTAGTAAGCTGTATCTTTCAGAATTCGTTAGCTTGTTCCATAAGTGGTTGGTAACTTGCCATGAATGCTGATTTATTAGCTTCATCTTGTTCTTTCTTATCTACGTATGTTATCAAAGCCATATGTAAATCTGCTTTTGTATTAAGGTCTTTACCCATTACTGTAAACGTTACGTTTCCATATCAGCTATTTAGTGTGATATTCTTTACACTAGACATCTTAAAGTTCTTCTGATATGATCTATACCATAATACATCCCAATATCTTTTCTCTCATCGTAGGAATATCTTAAAGATAGTAGAAAGTCTGACATTTTGATTAGCTTGTAATAATTCTGACTGAGTAGCTGTAATAGTTCTTGAATAAACTCCGATACTCTGTTCATCAAATCAGACTTCTTTTGTGCTTTTCTGATCTATCATATTCTTTAGATTATATCAGTCTCATGTTCCAGAAGTCTGAGTCTGAATATTATCTATTACTTTTCTGTTCTCTAAGTTTCACTTGCTAGGTACGAATTTTCTCTTACCTAGTTTTCTATGAGCTAATTCTTTACCATCTACTACATCAGGATTATATACAGTAATTCAGCTAAATGTCTCTTCGTGTACTTTATCTATTAAGAGATTCATAATACTTTCTTCTGAATCTTGGTTGTCTTTAGCTAAGTCTCATACACATAATCCATAAGGATCTCATTCCTTAGGGAATAGCCATGAATGTACTACAGGGCATGGAATAGTAGTTGGATCTTTTTTCTCTTCAGCTCTTACTGCTTCTATCTCTTCACATCTAATAAGTAAAGTTCTATCGTTAGCCCATTCAGTTAGATACCATCTACCATTGAATTTAGTAAAGTGTCTATAAACTGAATAGCATTTAAGAGGAGAAGCTACACTAGGGAATATACCATCTATTCCATATCAGTCTGCCCAGTTCATTAGCTTACTATTATAGTCGTTCTGTAATTTCTCTTTAAGTTTTTTAAGCTCTGCATCTGTTAGCATAAGCTCAGTATTTTTATATAAGTCTGAAATCTCTTCTTCAGTCAGACTTAATTCAAATCCATGAAAGTTAAATCCCTTTACTACATCAAAGTATGGATCAGGAATCCAACATAATGGAGAATATAATTTCTTTCTTGGAGATTCTGTTGTTTTGTCCCATCATTCATCTACAGCTAGATAGATTCAATAATCTACTTCGTTAGCTATTTTCTTATAAGATATTGTATCTTCTTCTAATTCCTCATAATCAAACTTTAATAAGTTATTCCAAGTCTTAGCATATTCATTATCTCCTCTTTTTCTTCCTTGGAACTCTACTAAAGGTCTATTCTTATAAAGACTAGATATAAAAAGATTCCTGTTAGTATACAGGCTCTTACTTTTTACTGTCTGTCAGTCTTTTAGTTGCTCTCAGTCTACATTATAGGCTTTAATGTAATCTTTAAGAATAGGTCTTTTCTTCATAGCTACTGCAGCTCAGGCATCATATTCTTGAGCTACTTTCTGTTGGATTTCTTCATAAGTCCAACCTTTAATCTTCTGCACCATCTTAGCTGTTGTACTGTTGTTTACCATCTTATTATTTGATATAAATTAAGATCGTGATTCTATTATCTTCCCTTTCTGACTTGTTCAGTCATAGAGTTCATTTACTACCGCTAGATACCTAAACGAATCAGCACCATGAGAACTCCAGTCATGCTCAGGTCATTTAAAAGTCTGTCTCTTTTCATCTAATTCCTTGTGATAATTCTTTAAGCATTTTCTTAATCGTTCTGTCTTCTCCTTATCAAACCAGCAATACTGTAATACAGCCCTTACTGAGTTGATTCAGTCTAATACTGATAGCTTAGGAACTATCTGAATATCATTGAATCCATATTCATATAGTTTCTCTTCTACTGTCTTTCATGTCTGTAAACTTCTAGCTTGAGCATCATGAGGAAGTCGCATAGTTCCATATCTATAAGGTTTCTCCTTTAAGATAGATACGTAGTGAGATAATCATTCTCAGTTCATCTCATAATAATCTATAACTCTGATTTCCTTTCAGAATCTCTGCCAAAATGTAATAGCAGTAGAATCGTTTATCCCTAAGTCCCAAACAGTAAAGACATCTAAGGCTGGATCATATGGAAGAGTTGTTATTCTTCATGCTTTCTCTAGTTCTGTAAGGATTTCTGCATAATATGATCCATTTATTCATGCATCAAAGCTACAGTAATACTCTTGTTGGAAGATAGCATCAGTTCCATTTTTCTGAATTATCTCTCTTCTTTCAGACTCTAATACTTCAGGAGTAATAGCTTTAGTATCATCTACTGTCTGAATTGATACCATCCAGTCAGGATTCTCTTTAGCCATATCTAATAACTCTTTAGCATGATTATCTCATCTAGGAGTAAAGTTAAATATTGCCCATCATCCATTCTCTGCTAATATAGGTCTAAGAAAGTCCCATACTGCTGGAGACTGTAATGAATACTCTGAGAACACTATTCCGATAGGATTAGTTCAGACAATGGAGTCTACATTATCAGATCATATAATCTGAATAATACTTCAGTTAATTAACTCCACTTTCATTTCTGTGTCGTTCTTTCTTTTAATGATCTCTTGTGGAATATGATTTATCGTTCTCCACCCATCTTTATCTATTCCATCCCATGCTGCTTTTTTACCCTGAGAATAAGTAGGAAAGACATAGTAGTAAATTCAGATATTCTCCATGGCTTTCTTCACTATGATATTGAAGCAAGCCTTATCTTTTCATGCTCTACGATGTCGTACCATGATTATTCTCTTTACTCAATTATCTATAGCCTCAAATATTGGCTCTTGATAACTTCTAGGAGTAAAGTGGTAAGGAATAGTTAGTTCTGTCATTTCTTGTAAGATATGATGTTAATACTTAAAGATCCATCTTGCTCTACTTTGTCAGTATACATCTTGTTATACTTTCAGAGTTTCTCTAAGGCTGAGTTTACATTAGTAAAGTCATAGATTCTTTGTTTCTTTCAATTCTTCTCTACTTGTACTCTTCAGGATCAGATTTCTACAATGTTCTTTAAGTTCTCTAATACATAATCTACTCAGACATCTAATTTCTCTACTTTCTTTTGAGCTTTAGCTGCTAAATATTCAGAAACCTTAACATTGCTTAACAATTTACATCATAAGGCTTCAGCTGATTTTTGGCTTACTCAATAGACTTTTTTGTAAGCATCAGTAGCATTAAATGACTTTAAGTACTCCAGACAGAACAGCTTTTGTTTTTCGTTTAGTTCTTTCTTCATGTGATTATGTCTCTATATAAACGGAAAGCATTATAATCAGTTTTTAAAAAATGGCGGAAAATAAATCTGAATAAGAAAAGGAGAGGATTAACTCTCCGATTCCAATAGACTAAACAATGAAGAAGAACTACACTACATAAATCGTAGCTAAAGTAATATACTCAAATTTTCATTTTTGGCGGAACTTTTTGTCTGTGATTCTATTTGTAGTCTTATGCTAGCTTTAGCCTTATTTAGAATATCATCTATTTTAGAATGATGTACATTTAGTAGGAGAGCTATTTTTCTTGCAGACATTGGCTGTCAATGATACTCATACTTGAAGTATAGATCAAATATCATGTCGTATAGTTCGTTTCTTTCATCTGGTCTAAAATATCTCTCAAGTCTGATTAAATCATCTATCTCATAGCAGATCGTTACTCAAAATAAAGATTCCCTTTCGTAGAGTCTTCATCTTTGGAATAACTGTCTTAACTTAATGTCTAGCATTAGAGATCTATCTTAAACGATAAAGTCAGTTTCAGTTCTCATCCTCTCATACAAATTCTACTAAGTCTTCTAGATTATCTTCTTTCTCTTCTTCCTCCTGTTGTTCTAGCTCTTCCTTTATCTCCTCCAGGAGTCGTTTCATGTCTAGTGTAGAGATAGCTATCACTAATAAACTGATAGCTATTATTCGTATAGCAAATATCATTTTTGTCGTAAAAAAGTAAAAAATCTGATTAGTTCTTCTTGTGTTTCTCTCTATATATTGCCTGTAGTTCTTTGTCTATAGCTTTCCTACATTTTATGCAGTACTCTCTTGGTCATTTCTTCTCTATTTCTTTTCAGCATCTCTTACAGTTTATCAGCATCTTATTTGAATAATGATGTAAATCTCTTCCATATACTTTTCTTTGGTGGTTGGATCATACTCTTAGTATATACTTCTACCTTTCTCTTAGGTTTACCTACAGCTTCTAAAGCTACCAATTCATCTAAATCTAAAATCTGAATGTTCTCTTTCTTTAGAGTCTGTACTCTACGGATACTATCTTGTATAGGAGTCTTTGATTCTCTGTCTCTTACATTGTACTCCGCTCTTGGAGTCTCTATAGCATCATGTAAATTCATTTTCTTTAGTCTCCTAGTAAATGGAGAATAAGATACTGGTAATTCTCATTTGGCTTGCATCTTTTTGACATGAAGTCTCCAGTAATACTTAATGTCTCATTGTTGGAAGTTGTTAAGCATGGTTACAATGGTTAAAGATTAAATCGTGTACTTGGTTGCATAAGATTTTAATAGAGTTCTTATACTCGTTAATCTGAATCTCTTTTGCTGCTAATAATCTCCTTAGCTGTTTGATTTCTCTTTCTTTGTCTTCCAGTTCCATGTACTTCCTATTCAGAGTCATTTGAGTTAATCTCTCTGAGTCGCTGATAGTTCTTGTCATTGTTTTGTTTAAAATAAATAAAAAATCTGACTTATTCAGCCAGTTTGTTAGCAAATTTTATTATTTTGTTTGTGTATTTTTCTATAATAGTCTGAATCTCAGATGTAGCTAATTTATGTACTTTCTTTGATTCAGCTATCATATGATCTACTTCTGCTATTCAATATTTATTCTGCATAAATCTCGTATAGGCTATGTAGTTTCAGTTTAAGATTACATTACATCTCATACATCCAGCATGGCAATTATCTTCATCATATCTATAAAGCCAGCAAGCTCTAGTAATAAAGTGCATATTCTGAGCTTTCTTCCAATGGATTTTTGCTCAGCATAAAGGACATTTTATATACCCATGCTTATCTGAATCTCTTAGTCTAATAAAGGTGCTAAAAATAGAGTCAGCTTTCTTTACTAGCTTAGATCTTGATGGTGTTTTTGTTTTCTTTTTTGCCATAAGCTAAAATGCCTAGATATAAATCTAGGCTCTATCACAAAATCTATCACACTACAATTATATTCCAGAATCTACCTTTTGCAAGCGATTTTTTGCTATGATAAATTTTAGTTATCACAAAATGTAGATATTACCTTGTATTCAGATATTGACTTTTGTATATATTGTTATGTGATAGATATAAAAAAGGTAGAGTCTTTTATAATGATTTTACTTTTTTTTGTTAATGGAAATGTATTTAATTGTTATTGAGTTTGCCAAATGGCTAAAAACTATAAATTATTCTAATTCTACTATTAAAAATTATTTAGCAACTTTGGATCTATTTGATAGATACGTTAGGGGAGTATCCTTTGGAGAAAGGGGAGTGGAATATCCTCACACTATAGAGCTTGATGATATAGAGGAGTTTGCTGAGCTACAGAAAATAAAAGGAAAAGAAATCAGAACTGTAAATAACTATTTAGCCTGAATAAAAAAGTTTTTGAGATTCTGTAACCACAAGGGATTAGATGTCATGGATTATAAGAGAATATTATTTGCTAGAGAACCAGAATATAAGATAAGTGCTTTAGAAGAAAAGGAGATGAAAAAACTGCTGAATTACATGAGAACAGATAGTAGCAAGGAAGAAATTGTTAGAATGAGAGATTATGCAATGGGATTAGTTTTGACTTACTGATGACTAAGAGTATCAGAATTATGTAAATTAAAGGTTGAAGATATAAAAGAAAATATGCAAGTTATAGGTAAATGATGATCTAGAAGACTTGTTTGTTTATATTCTGATTATGTTAAAGTTATTGAGCTATATTTATTCCTTAGGAGAAAATTAAAAATAAATTCTGATTATGTATTTGTATCTCATTCTAATAATTCTAAATGAAAGCCACTCAGTAGAGCTAGTGTAGAAGATATAATCAGTAAAGCATGAAAAAAAGTCTGAATACAAGTCCGACCGCATAGACTAAGACATACATGTGCGACTCAGATGTTAGAACATGGGGGAGATATAGTTTATATTAGCCAAATATTATGACATAAGAATATTACAACTACTCAGACTTATTTAGATTATTGTAATAATAAATTAAGAAACACTCAATTTTTGATACCTAAATTGTAGGGGAGTTATCTTCCTCTACTTTTCTTTTTTTTAATTTTGTGTTAGCTACCCTATCTGAAACACTAATTATAAAGCCACAAAAAAATTTTGTGTATTTTTATTTGACAATGAAATTGTTTTGACTATAATTGTTGTATCAATGAATGGCAACATTCCTGTATAAGAGCTACCCAGCTCTAAAAAATTATAGATTTCTACTTTGCACAATGTACCTTGAAACAAGTTCAGAACTGCAATTAGAACTATATATACACGAAAGCTATTCATTGTAAATGATGAATAGCTTTTTCTTTATAAGGCTCTACCACACTAAAGTCTATCACACAAAAGAAAAAGCTGGCATCGCAAGAGGTTGACCAGCAAATAAGAACTTATTTATATTTGCTGTAGGAATGTCAACCCTCCTGCAGCAGATATAAGTGAGTTCTTTTTTGTTAGAGCCTTTCATGGCAACAGGAGATACTACTTATATTACAGGGAACTCTTTTATTTTATATCCACCATTGCCATGAATAAACGAATTATCAAAAGCAAGGGAGATGGTATAAACTACTTAGGAAAAGATCCTAAGTGAGAATACCACAACATGAGAGAGTTAGAGGGGGGATTCTTTGAAATTAGATACGAGATATGAAAGGGACTCGTACCTAAATGAGAGATCCTTACCAAAGACCAATTTATTTTAGAGAAGTAAACAGCATGAGACTCTCAATATCCGATGAGATTATTGAGCTAGCTAAAGAACATCCTGAGAAGAAATTAGAAATCTATTGAGCTACCTTGTTATATTACATTGATAATGAAGTTAAGTACAGCTGATTATTAAAGTATTTAGATCCGAATCTGAGAAGAAGCGAGAATATGAAAGATAAAAAAAATAGACTTGGCAGGACCAAAAATAAGAGCTGCCAGGACTTAAATTTAAGACCTGGCAACACTAAAAAAATAAGTGCTGGCAGGACTAAAAAAAGCGAGTCTAAAACTAAGAAAACAGAAAAAACAAACGAGGCTTTGACTATATATATAAGTAATAATAATACAATATATGATATAGTGTATAAGTATATATACAGTAATATAGATACATGAAATATATCTTATCTAATAAACAAACAATGAGAAACAAAATATATCTATAGTCAAATGTTAGAAGCTGAAAAAATAATAAAACAAGTCTGATTAGAAACTTTCATTACAATTCTATCTTTCATTAAACAGGATGAGTTCTGGAGTAAACAGATTCTGAGTATAGCTAAGCTCAATAGAAAAAACAAGGAGTGAGTTCCTTATTACATAGTGATAATGGATAAAATCAAACAATATACTCCCAAAGTAGTTTCAATTCCTACCGTATAAACAATGAATGACATTAAACTTTATGAAGAACTAAGCTACATTTACACCTTTGATGATAAGGTATACCCCACACCTGTAGCAGTTAAGGATTTAGAAAAGTTACTTAACGGAACAAACAGATTTCTAAACCTTTGAACAGATTTAATTGCTATCTCTAGTATAAAAAGAGTAGAGAGCAAAAAAGTCTGAACAGTAGAAAATGCTCTGCTACAGATAAAAGATCCAGAACTTAGAGAAAAGATGAACTTGGAGATTAGTAAGAGAGCATCAGAATGAAAGCCGATAAACATTTCAATATTCAATAACATTTTAAATCGTATTAAGAACTAAACATGAAACTAGAAGATATAATCTACCGAGAAAATCAACTTATGTTCAAAGTGTTTCTTAGAAGAATCTGAATCCTATCTCTTGGAGAATACTATAAGCTATTTGAGAATGATTTAGAGAAAAGACAAACAGCCGTAGAGCGATATTTAGATACTTACAAAAGACAAACATGGAAGTAAGAACTTATGCACCTAATTCAGTTAGGTATGAAGTTGATGATGATGTTTACAGATATGCCATCTACATTAATGATGAACTATATGAAATCTGTCCATTATTAACAACAAAAGGAGAAGCTGAAATGAGACTACACGATATTATGGAAGAACTATGAATAGAGTGAAACGATGAGCCGATATATAAAGAGATTTAATTTATTTAATGATATTACAAACATGAAAACTGCAAAAATTACAGAAATTACAAAGGTTAATGAATGGAAATGACCAAATGGAACTATCTACTACATAAACATGAAGTTAGATAATGGAGAACTTATAAACCTATGAAAAAAGAAAGCTGATGCCTTTAAGGTATGAGATACAGTAAACTACGAATCTTTTGAAGAGAATGGTAAGACTAAGTTCAAGGAAGTTAAAGAAAATCCATTTAAACCTAAAGCCTTTAATGCTGAGGCTACGAATAAATCAGCAACTATCTGAATGGCTATTAAGGTAGCCTTTGAGGTATTATATGATCCAAAGAAAGAGAATTTTAATGAATGTATAGCTTTAGCTCATAGGATTTATGAAGAAGCTATGGCTATGTATAGCGAATGAGAGCCTGAAAGTAAGTTAGAAGAAACTACAGAAAATGATCCATTACCTTTTTAGTGGAGGAGGTAGAGACTAGAGAAGAATTCCTAGCTAGAAAGGATAGAGAAATTATGGAGAAAGTTAAGTTACTTAAAAGTATGTCTCTGCCTCCATCATGGATGGATCAGTCTCCTGAAGCTGTAGCTAGATGGAGAAATATGGAGTATTAAGCAAGCGTAATACTAGACAACCAAAGTCTGAAAAATACCGAGTTTGTTGGTGCTAGCTAGTTTCAGCTAGTAAAACATAGAACCTCCCAAATCAGAAATATTCTCTTAAAAATCCTGCAAGCTCATATTTATCTTTTAAACTATTACATGAAGAAACTATTAAACATTGTACTAATCGTATTAGGTATATTAGTAATCAGCCTTTTAACTCTTTTAATCTCTGATAATGCAGCAGCAGATTCAGATTCTAAAGAGATAGCTGACTTAGAATATAGAATGAATGAATTAAGAAAGCAAAAAGATTCATGCTTTGATAATCTTAGCTTCCAAGAGACTAAAGATTACTTAGATGGATTTACTAAACCATGTGTATCATGGGATGAAGAAATAATGAGACTAAGAGAAAAAGCTGACTCACTTAAAGCTAAGTCTTATGAAGTGGGTTTAGAGCAGAACAGATAAGTTCTAAAAATCCTATTACTAGAAAAGCAGCATCTGAGACTGAGACAGCTGGAACTGCTGAAGTAGTAGAGAATAAGGATGTAGCAATAATTCATAAATGATTTAATCAGAATGATATAAGGCAGAAGTATGTTCAATATGCTTATAAACTTTGAGGATTAGACTTTGTTACTATGTTAGAATGTGAGAATGGAAATTGGAGTCTAAAAGCAGTATGAGATGGATGACATGCTTTCTGATTATGTCAGATGAATACGAACTATCATAAATTACCTGAGAATTATAAGGAAGTATGGCAGGTGCAAGTAGAATATTGCTATCAGAAATGGAGTACTGGAACTCGTTTCTACGGTCCTGATAGGAAGATAAAATGAGTTAAATGTAGTACGTATGTAAAAGACAGATTTATATTAAATTCTTAACCTATGGAGAGATTTAAAACATGATGGGCATTAGAAGAAGATCTAATGGAAAAATATGGAATCTGAATGAGATTCATATTACTGAATAGACCGAACTTACTAAAAGAACTCTGATATACTTTAGATGATCTTGGTAAGTTATCAGCTTTAGATTTATACTTTATAGGTAGGAGATATATGTTTGATCACTGATTCAAACGAAAATTTAATAAATGATTCTATAAAGATGGAGAAACAAGATAAACGATTAGAGTTTATGTCATGGCTAATGATAGTAGCCATTATAGGATTCTGTATCCGATTTAATTATAAATTATATAACTAAACAAAATGAAGATTCTGAGTTTATTTGATGGTATAGCTTGCTGATATGAAGCCTTACAGAGAGCATGAATACCTATAGATAAATACTATGCTAGTGAGATAGATAAATATGCTATACAGATAGCCAAAAAAAATCATCCAGATATTATAGAAATCTGAGATGTCTGTAAGGTATGATATAGTCATGATGATATATCTGATAGCTGATGGTTATATAGATTATCTGATGAATGAGGAATAGAAGTAATAGATAGATGACCTATAGATTTGTTAATCTGAGGTAGCCCATGTCAATGATTTAGTATGGCTGGTAAGATGCTTAACTTTGACGATCCTCGTAGTAAGCTATTCTTTGAGTTTGTCAGAATATTGAGAGAAAGTCAGCCTAAATACTTCTTATTGGAAAATGTGAAAATGAAGAAAGAACGGCAAGATATAATAAGCAGAGAGTTATGAGTAGAGCCTATTGAGATAAACTCTAGCTTAGTATCAGCACAGAATAGGAGAAGATTATACCGAACGAATATACCTGGCGTTTCTCAACCAAAAGATAAGGGAATTTTACTCAAGGATATACTCCAAGAAAATGTAGGGGGGGGGTACTATTTAACTAAACAACAATTTGATATGATCGCCAACCGAAAATGATATGAAAGACCATTAGAGAATGTAAAATGACCTTATGATAAAATTTGAACTCTAACTACTCATGTATGAAAGTTTAGCAATGGTATGAAGCTAGTTTCTGTGAGGGGGGGGGGAATTAAGGATAAAACAAGCGACCAAGCAATGATACATCGTAGCTGAGAAGTGAGATGGAATCAGCTTGGCTTACCCTAACTCAATTACAAGGAGAGGTAGAGTGTGTAAATGAAAGTCTAATACATTAACTACTCAATGAGATAGCTTAGTTTATGATGGGACTATAAGAAGACTTACTCCAATAGAATGTGAAAGGCTACAGACATTGCCTGATAATTATACAGAGTGAGTAAGTGATAGTCAGAGATATAAGATGCTCTGAAACTGATGGACTGTGGATGTTATAGCTCATATATTTAGCTTTATGGAATGCAAATCGCCATTATAGGATGTAGACTGGTAGTCTAGTCTAGAGATAGCTAGAGGGCTTGAAATTTGCCCCATGGAATCCAGCGAGTAGCCACCTCTACTTCATATTGTATAAGAAATAAGAATACATAACCACATGGATCTTAGGTGGAAGATCCTTTAGAGTAATCAGATTTATATCTTTAATTATATAATCATGTTAAGAAAAGGGAAGAAATCAGACTCTTATGAATTAGATCGGGAATTGACATGAAAGTTTGCTATAGAGATGAATATGGAGTTACAGAAGAAAGTATTAGAGCAAGAAGAAGAGATTAAAAGGCTGAATAATGTGATAAATAAACTCCATGCAGACTGTTATTATTATGAAAACCATTGGATGCCTAAACCATGAGAGAATAATGGTAGTTTTACTATGGATGAAGATGATGTAATTGTTTTTAAGAGATGAGCTGATGGAAAGTTTGAAAGTAATAAAAGTATTACAACATTGTGTTAATCAGATTTATTTATTAAGTTCTAAAGATGAAAGTAAAAAACCTAAATCAGACTTTAATGGAGGAGAACGCTAGGTTAGAAGAAGAGAATAAAAAGCTGAAAGAAGAAAATAAATCTCTTAAAGAACGGATAGATATTGCTAAGTGAGTGCCTTATAAAAACCTATATAATGAGATTATCCCTAGAGATGAGAATTGATTTTATAAGGAAGTTAAACCTACTTGCTAATCAGACTTTTATATTATTTACTATTAGGAAATGGAAAAACTTATAGAACTACTTAATGAGTATGAAAAATGAGATGTTTGGGACTATGATGAAGAAATGTGAAGACCTTATTACTGATGGGGAGATGGTTGCGATTATGAGGCATACTTAATAAGCAAGAAATACTGATTTATTAAGTGGTTAGTAGAAAACGAGAAAGTAAAAGAAATACGACCTATAGAAGAAGAAAAAATATATACTCAAGAAGAACTACTTTTAATGACATTAGCAATACAAGATGAGCCTATCAGATTTTTATGTGATATTTTAAAGTAGTAATCAGATTTATTTTGCTTTGTAATAAGGCTTAGTACCGTTAGAGAAAATCATTAGAAATGAGATAAAATAAACTGATTAGTATCAAGTAAGGAATACAAAAAAAGAGGTCAGATTTTAGACCTCTTTTTTCAATTTCTATTTACTCATAAACCGATAAGTTAAAAGAACAATAAGTACTACCCAGAGAGTAAAAACTAAAGATACTTTCATTGGTAAAGGGGAAAGAAATAAATCTGATTAACTTATTCAGTAGTCTGCTTTAG